CATATTCATCCTAGCAACTTCCATCGGTTCGACAGCTTTAGATTTAAGAATAGAATGAAGGGATTTGAAGATACTGTTTTCATCCAGTTGTCCTACAAACACATCCAAATCCGGATTAAAAGCGATCTTCCTCTTTAAAAAATCAACTTCAAAAACATTCATAAAAGGACGAGGTTCGGAAGTTTTGTCGGGCATAGTGAATTGCATACCGTTAGCAGCCAAAAAATTTGCCATCGACACGTGATTAAACTCATCATAACCTTCCAAAACAGAACCCATCGCATCATCGCCATAAGTCATCAAATTAACCAGATCGCGGAAACGAGCTGGCCTACCGAGACCTAGTTCCGCTCCAATCTCGGCACGGCGTTCAACATCAAAAGTATCATTGAACGCAAGACGGTGCAATAGTGAATTGACGATAGAATTGATGTAAACTGTCATATTTTGTCCAGAAGGGTTTGTGCCCATAAAGCGCATTAGAGTTCCATTATACGCCACAAGGGGAGTACACACCTCAAAAGCTATGGCTTCCATACACTTAATATCTGAACTAGAATAATTGCCTGACAATCGAGCAATTTTGATCATAACCCTAAATGCAGCGATGATAAGCTGAGCTGGCATAGTCAAGTCATATTTTTTGTAGTCTCCAGCAATAATCCTATCTGCACCATGTTGAGAGATAAATTCTGCAAGTTCGTTCCATTCACTGCCATGCGCATTAATTCCAACAGCGCACTCAGCCAAGAGTGGATTCACAGACAGAAATCTTGCAATAGGAAGATAATATTTGCGAATACCAATTTGCAATTTAATAGGCGCAGCTTCAAAGACGCGAACCTTCGCCTTATCAACAGGCGTCGGTTCGTCCTTAAGGCTAGCTCCAAAAATTTCGTTGGAACTAATTCCTTGCTCCCACAAAGCTTCAGTCTTGTAATACTCCTCCCAAATCATAGGAATAAAAGTACGTGGACAAGCATTAGACTCAGTGGGCTCCAATTCCACCAAATATCCAGTTTTCTTCTCATTGAGAGGATAACCCA